CCAAAGTTTACTGGAGGAATCAGGATGTCATTGGCCGACACCCGCTCCCCACCGGCCCCAGCATTCAAGAGATCAGCCTGACTCGCCCCAGCCTCAACCAACATATCGGACAGCTGACCGATGTAGCTATACAGGGAATCCAGGTCTATCTTGGCATCCCCAGTACGACTGGGAAGCTGGAGCAGCGGCAAACTCATACTTTGTCAGCTCGCTGCAAAGTTTGTGGCGAAGCCATCAAACCGGATGCCCACCCATCACGCCACCGTAGTACCTGACCGTGCTAGTGGAGACCCAGGAGAGCTTCATCCCCATGTACCGTCCCCTGGCATCCACACCCTTCAAGTCATAGGTGGGAGCAGTGTTCAGATTGACAGTGGCTTCAGGAGACAGCACCGTCCCGCCTTCAACCTCCAGCACATTGCTGACCACAGCCTGCACCATGGCGGTGCCGAAGCCATTGAGCCTCTGGATCAGCAGCTCCAGAGAGTCCAGGCGATGGGTCTTGAGTCCCCCCATGGGATTGAGCGGAGTCTGAATGGAGGCGTTAAAGGCCTCATGTTCAGGGTGATCGATGTCCCAGCCCCTCACTCCATAGGAGGGAGTCACCTCGTCAGTGATTGCTGCAACCGGGTACGCCCTCTTCTCACTATCCCAGTATTGATAGGCAGCGGCTGCCGTCACCTCTAGCGCAAGATTCCCTAGCCAACAGGCAATCTTGGGAATGCCGTGGGCTGGATAGGGAAGGTTGACGACACAGAGACCCTTGTTCCTGATGACCCCACCCACGAGCTTGGGGTAGGCAAACACGACACTGTTGGTCCGGGGATCATGCCACGCGGTGAGCTTGTTCCTGCTGAGGGCCCCCTGCTGAATCTCAGCGTTGATCGCTGGCCACACACCATCCCCGATCCACTCATGCTGGTTGCCGCCGTCATAGCGGGCGATGCGACCAGAAGCGGTCATGTAGTAGTCCCACCCGTCTACGGTGACCCGGGCTCCGGGGCCAGCAGGCCCCTCAATGATTCCCTTAAGCACCCACTTGAAGATGCCAGCACTATTCTCCCGACCGCTGGGGACACCCAACCAGATGCTGTCTCTCCTGTACACAATGATCCCCGCATCCCCCCGCCCGCTGATCGCGACGACAGGTTCAGTGGTATCCCCAGCAGTGTCTGCAAGGATGCGTCGGTTCGCTGACGGCCACAGGCTCAGGGAGGCCTGCTCTCCCCACTGGATCGTGTACGGGGGGATGATGCCGACGATGCGATCGGTGGCGGTGCAGATGTCAGTCCAGAGGGGGGCTCCGGCGATGTCACTCCAGACTCCTGTCCCTTGGTACTGCTTGGGTTGGTTGGTGCCGTTGGTGATGACCAGGGTCGGAGTGAGCCCCAACACGATTTGGGTGGTCCGGGGCAAGGGGGAGCTGACGGTCAACGAGCTGCCGGTGATGTCCTGCCAGCCCCCCGAGACGAAGGCAAACCCCTTGCTGGCGGTGATGACGAAGGGGATGGCCGAGTTGGCCTCACCTAGCCCATCGATCACCAGGCTCCCAGTGGCCAAGGGCTCCTCGTTAGCAGCCCCGCTCAACACGAGCCCGCCACCAGCCTGCACGACCCCTGGGCGACTGGTCAGGGCCCCCTTGTACAGGATGACGTTGCTGGCGTTGTACATCGAGTCAGGGGGCAGCTGGTGGGCTGGGAGGGTGCGGATGACCCCAGTAACAGGCAGGGGCCACAGGGCGATGGGGTTGCTGATGGGGTTGCTGCTCATGACACAGCGACCCCGCAACTCGTATATTCAACCTTGGGACGTACAAGTATACGGACGAGTGAGACCCTCTCTTTATTCACGGGCACCATGCACCAGCCAGCGCAGGCTCCTTTTCGATCTTCTGACGGATAGCCTTTCGCTCTTCAGGCGTGTACCAGGCTGAGCAGGCTACGATCTTCAGGCTGCTTGCGAGGGACAGATACTCCTTCTCCCGGGCGGCGCCCTGCTGCTGGAGGGCCGACATGACGAGATTCAAGATTTCCTGCCGAGCCACAGCAATATCTGACCCTGAGTTCCTGATCTGAGTCTCAATCCGGTCGCCGATGTAGAGCAGAAGCCACCCCAGCGAGATGGCCAGAGCCAACACCAGGACCACGATGACCACGAGCGCCCCCTTGGCGCTGATCTCAACCCCGAAGCCCTTGCCATGGAACTCTTCACCGTTGGCCACCCAACCCCTGCCCGCCCATCCGGGTCAAGATGGACCCGAGCAGGGCGTCAATGCCGGGGTCTCGCTTGGGCACAGCTTGCTGGCCCACGTACTTGGTGGCTGTGCCCAGGGGGACGCCAGCAGCAGCAGCCCCCACCCGAGCTGATCCAGCATCCTTGGCCCCCACAGTGCCGATGAGAGAAGGAAGACGGTAGGTCTTGGACACATCCCGCTCCCCGATGGCAGCTCCACGGGTGATGGCATCAAGGAGGTCTTTGTTGTTGCTGGTCATCAGTCTCTCAGCCCAATGGTCAGCGGCCCCCTTGACTGGCGTCATGAGCCGCGTCTGCAAGGCCTCCATGTTGGGGGTGCCGTCAGGGTTCCACAGGGCCTTGTCTCCCAGGAAGCCCTTGGCAGCCTTGTATTGGTTATAGTCCTTCAGCGCCCCCTTGTACCGTGCCTCGACACCAGGGCCAGCCTCCCGGATCAGATAGTTCTCGATCTGCTCAACCTGCTCCCGGATCATACGACCTCGCACCGCGTTGCCTGTGCGCTCCACAGACCTCGCCATCTCTTTGCGTAGGCGCACCTGGTCCATGAGAGTCTTGGGGTCCTCCACCTCGCCAAGGGCATCCAAGGCCTCCCGCATCAGCGTGGTGCGTTGCTCAGGGGGCATGTCAGCGGCGAAGAGTTGATCCATGAAGGTTGTCGTGCGCTGTCGCACCTCCTGGGAGATGTTCTTCTCGATTGCAGCATCGGCCGCATTCATGGCCTCCTTCTGGGCCCCCTTCGCGGTGGCGGCGAACACGTTGCTCGTGAGGCCTTTCAGGTCATTAGCTGGGAGCACATTGCTGACTGAGTTGATGAGGCCCTTGGCATCAGCAGCCTTCTGAGCAGTCCCAAGGAAGTTCTGTTGGACTGCACGCTTGGCCCCACCGCCTGCCTGCCCCAGCATGCCGCTGAGGCCGGTGGTGGCCCCGCTGATGGCGGCTGAGTCATCGTTACCAGTAGCCATGTCGGTGGCAGCTGCGGTGCCTCCACCAACGAGCCCTCGGCCAGCGAGCCTGAGAGCCTTGCCAGCGATGCTGGTACCCCTGCCCAGGGGGGTGGCCAGGAGAGCGGCTTCCCCTGTCACCTGCCCAGGAGTCTCAGGGATGATGGCCTCAGCAGCCACACGGCCAAAGTTGCCGAGGGTGCCTTCCCGCTCGCCCCCTCGCTCAGGCCACAAGAAGTCAATGGCGGCCCTGCGACCCTGCCGGTAGAGGTCTCCAACCTTCTCCAGGACATCAGGGCCATCGGTCTGCATGCGTTCAGCGATGCGGTCTAGCTCTTCGTCGCTGGGGCGGACAGAGAACTCCTTGGTGTAGGTGCCGCCGTCACGAGTGTCAAACTCAAACTTAGGCATTACTTCTCACGCCACCCTTTGCCGCTCTTCTTCTGCTTCTCTTTGTCCTCTCCAGGGGCCGTGACAGCGGGAGGCTTGGTCGGCACCCCGCGACCTTCAGCCACGCTCCTGAGGATTCTCTCGGCCTGGTTCAGGACTGCTTCAGCCGACTCCTGGGTATCCCCAGTGGTCGCCATGAAGCTCTCCAGCAGCTCACGCTCTTTGACCGCGATGTTGGCCGTGTCACCAGTGGCCCTGGCTTGAGTGGCCAGGGTGCCCTTGAGAGCTGAGAAGCGGCGAGCGTCAGGGTTACCGGCCTTCTCCAGCAGGAAGAGCTTGGCCCTGTTGCCTTGGACCGCATACAGGTCCTTGGCTGAGTCGCCAGTGCTCTTAGGCAGGAGCTTCTTGACCAAGGATCGGTACTCTTGGAGAGTCTCCAAGGCGGTCTTGGCAGAGGCAGCCGCATTCACCCCTGACTGGGTGACCGGGACAGCAATCTCCATGACCTCTCGCATGGGGGTCCTGGGGTCCACGGGGCCGGTACCATCACGCTTCATCCAGAGAGCAGCGTCCTTGCCCACTGGCTCATTCAGCTTGGCCTCAGAGCGAGACTCTCGACCAGCAGCAGCCCCCGCTGCGATGGTGGCCCTGCGATCCAGCACAGCCTGCTGGCGATCCTCTCGCCGGTCTTCCAGGTTGCGCTGGTAGCGGCGCTCTTCCTCAGCAGTCTTCTCTTCACGGAGCTGCTTCCCGAGTGCAGTCTCAGGTAGCTCAGTGACCGAGGGGGCCTGCTGAGCTGGGAACTCAGACACCAGGCCTGCATAGGGGGCCTGACCAGGAGTGTCGATCTGCCTCCCGGCCTCAATCGAGGTCTTGGGGGCCTGGGGACCCTTCAAGGCTCTAGCTGGCTGGGTAGGCTTGCCGGTGTAGGGGTCAATAGGCTCATAGACACCCTCATGCTGGCGGATGTCGACCTTGGGTGGATCAAGCCAGGGGACCAGCTTCTCCACAACCTTGGGGTCTCCACCCTTGCGAAGCATCTGGATGCCTGCCTCTACCCTCTGACGGACAGCTGGGTGGGTCTCAGCGTTCAGGGAGCCCTCCAGGGCCCCGATGTAGGCCTCAGCCTCTTGCTGCTTTGACTGGGCTTCCTGAGCCTGCTTGGCGCCAGCTTGCTGCTGACTGAGCTTCCCTCGCTCCTGCACCAGCCTCAGCTGATCAGCTACCCTGCGCTTCTGCTGTTCCTCTTCTTGCCTCCCAGCCATAATCTGCTGCAGCACTCCAGCACCACCCCCGCCACCACCACGAGGGTTGCCGTAACTCATGCCTTGGAGGCCGCCACCCAGTGCCATGAGGGCATTGCGCCAGTCGAAACCCTGACTTGGAGCCTGCTGAGGGGCCTGCTGGGGGGCCGTAGAGGGCCCCGAAATGGGGCTAGGAGGCCCCTGGGAGGGTCCAGATTGGCCAGAGGGGGCAAAGGGAGGGGTGGAGCTGGGAATGGGCCCCCTGCCCTCCTGCTGATAGATGCCCTGCGACATCTTCTGGATGTACTCTTCGCGCTCGTCTTCGGTGTAGCCCCCAGCGTCAAAGAGTTCCTGGAGCTGCTGTACTCCCCGGGGGCCCAGCCTGCCGAACAGCTCTTGGGCTGAGGGCACTCAGATCACATCCCTGTCGGGGGCCCTGGCTGGGGCCGCATGCGCTGCTGGATGCGCTGCATCAGTTCTGCTCTGGGGTCAGGAGGCCGCTGCCCCCCGCCACCCATCTCAAAGCGAGACGGCATCGGCATGCTGGGCCTCGGGGTCATGTCGGTGGGGGCTGGGCCACGCTGACCGAGGGCGGTAGGCATGCTGCCACCCCCGCTTGGAGGGGCCCCAGGAGGGGGGCCACCGGCAGCCATGCCCTGCATCATTTGCATGAGGCGGGGGTCTCTCTGGGCACCCTGAGGGCCACCCATGTTGCCACTCTGAAGGCCACGAGCAGCCCCGCCAAGGGCCCCCATGGCCCCGCCCGCTCCACCGCCCATCGCCGCGCCTGCTCCCGCTCCCGCTCCTGCTCCCATCCTGATCTCCCTTTCCCTGTGAACGCCTTTTAGCGCCCTCTCAATAGCTGCATGACGCTGTTGGTATCAAGGTCACTGTTGACTCGCCGCACACCCATCTGAGGCATCTGGGGGCGCCTCGGGAGGGTCACTGAGGGGTTCTGGAGGAAGCCCTGCATCCGGCCACCAGGGTCCTGGGCCCCACCCCCGCCATAACTCATGTTCTGGAGACCGCTACCGAGAGCCATGGCGCCCCGGGTAAGGCGCTTCCCCCCAGTATCCTGGTTGCCAGAACCAGCCATCTGGAGCAACTGGGACCAGAGGTTGTACCCGCCACCTGTGGCTGAGATGTTGCCCAGTTCAGCGGCGCTACCAGTCTCAAGACCGTACACTGTCGATCAGCCCCTTGAATCGTGTCAGTGCCATCTCTTTGGTGCCCACATCAGTTGGGTACTCAGCCAGTTGCGCGGCAAAGGCCTGGAGGGCAGCGTCATAGCGCCCAGCTTCCAGGTGAAGGCGGTAGGCTGATGGGCCCAAGAAGACTGCTCGCTTGAACTCTTCATCCATTTACGTGACCCCACCTGCCACTGCTCCGATAACGGTGCCGAGCATCTGGCCACCAAACTGCGCCCAGTCACGCTCATTGCGGGTGGTCTGGTACATGCGGGCCTGGTTGCTGACGGGAAGGCCAGTGATGATGGACTGCACATAATCACTCTCGCGCAGCAGGTTCTCCAGGTTCGACATCCTGCCCACTCCTGCAGCCTGGAGGGCAGCGTTGATGCGGTCCATCTCTCGGCCCTCCATCTGACCTCCAAAACCCATCCGCATAGCGGCTTGGTCATTGGCAGCACCAAGCATGCCGAGGTTGTTCTGCTGGAGACCGAGGCTGTAATCGAGGGCTCTGTCCTGCTGGAGGCCGAGCTGGTTCATCCAGTTCGACTCCCCAGCAGCCTGGGTGCCGTAGATGTCAGCCATGTTCCCCATCCACTGGTTGGCCCCACTCATGCCGATGTTGGCCAGGTCAGTCTGGGCACCAAGCTGACTGCCGTACATGCTGGCGAGGGCACTGAGCGCTGCATTCTGGTCCTGTTGACGGATGCCGAAGGCTTGGGTCTGGGCCCCGAGAGTGTCCCCGGCAAGCCCACCCAGGATGTTCTGGTTGGCAGTATTGGCACCCATGAGGTTCTGGGCCATGTTCTGGGTGAAGTCTGTCCCCATGCCGATGCCTTGGAGCCCGCCACCCATGAGGGCTTGAGCCATGTTGGCGTTGACCCCCTGGCCAGCAACTCCTGACTGCATCAGTTGGCCCAGCACATCGGCATTGATACCTTGACCCTGCACCCCTGACTGAAGGAGCTGGCCCAGCATGTCGCCCTGGAGACCAGCAACCTGAAGGCCAGAGTCTCTGAGACCTTGAGCCTGTTGGATGCCAGCTTGGCCAGCGGTCAACTGACCTTGCCTCTGTTGGTTAGCCATGTCACTGGTCAACTGGCCCTGGCCAAGGCCAAACTGGAGCAGTTGAGCCAAGAGTTGATTCTGAGCCTGCTGCCCCTGGATGCCAGCCTGACGCTGACCCATGGCCTGCTGAAGATTCGCCTGCCCAGCAGCCTGCTCAGAGGCCTGACGCTGAGCGTCCATCTGAGCGGTCAACTGTTGGCCCTGGAGCCCCTGTTGCATGAGTTGGCTCATGAAGTCGGCATTGAGGCCCTGAGACTGGATGCCTGCCTGCCTGAGATCAGCACCAGCCTGCACGCCGGTCTGGCCAGCCTGCAAGGCTGCCTGACGCTGGGCCTGGTTCAGTTGCTCATTGATCTGCTGACTGCCAAGGCCTGTTTGCATCATCTGCTGAAGCATCTGAGCATCGATGCCGCCTGCCCTGAGGGCAGCGTCACGTTGCTGAGCACCAGCCTGCAACTGAGCCTGGCCAGCACCCAGGGCAGTGGCTTGGCGGGCTCGCTCAAGATCACCAGCAACCCCTTGGCCCTGTGTCCCCTGGGCCAGAAGCTGCTGCATCATGTCGGCCTGGATACCGGCTCCCTGAACGCCTGCTTGCCGGAGACCCTGACCGGCCTGGAGACCTGCCTGCCCTGCACCGAGGGCGGTGGCCTGACGGGCTCGCTCCAAGTCGCTGAGGATGCCTTGACCCTGGAGACCTTGCTGACCGAGTTGAGCGAGCAGATCGGCATTGATGCCGCCCGCCTGGATGCCTGCTGCACGCTGCTGAGCACCAGCCTGGAGACCTGCTTGGCCCTGAGCGGTCATGGCTTGGCGCTGAGCCTGGCTCATGGCGGCATCAAGCTGACCACCAGCGATGCCACCTTGCATCAGTTGACTGATTAGGTCTGCTTGGATACCTGCGCCCTGGACGCCTGCTGCTCTTCGCTGGCCTTCAGCAGCGAGTCCAGCCTGTCCAGCCGCTGTCTGAGCCTGTCGAACATCACCCAGCATTCCAGCGCCAACCTGTCCAGCTCCCAATCCAGATTGGAGAAGTTGTCCAAGGAGGCCCTGTTCAATGCCTCCCGTCTGGACACCAGCCTGGCGTAGACCGGCTCCAGCCTGGAGACCTGCTTGCCCAGCCATGCCTTGAAGCTGTTGCGTGTTCTGGAGAATCGGGAGGATAAGATCAGCACCCGCTCTGGCAAGGTCCTCGCCATAGGCGCCGCTTCTAACCCCGCCCAATCCTCCCTGTTGAAGTCGGTTGGCAAGCTCTCCGCCAACAACCTGCTCAAGATATTGCTGGGCTGCATTGAGCTGTCCAGTAGGATCAGTAGCTCGGTCAAAATTCTGCTGTCCCCACTGCTCAAAGCCTGTGAGCCCCATGTTTTGCTGGAGTCTCTGCTGGATGGCGGCTGCATTCTGACCCCCTTGCTGATTCATCTGGGCCAACTGTTGATTGATCCCAGTCATCCCTTGGTCAGCATAGGACTGGCCAAGGGCGGCCTGGGCCTGCAACTCTTGCGGTGTCAGGTTCTGGTTGGCGCCCAGTTGGGCCGCCACCCCTTGCCCTGCGGCAGAGGCCTGGCCGAGCTGATTCTGGAGCCGCTGGCTCGTCTGTGCAGCGCCCATATCACCGACAGACTGATTGAAGGCTTGCATGCCCATCTGTTCCATCTGATTGCCACCCATGGCGGCCTGAAGCTGCTGGGCGATCTGCTGGGCGCCTGCATTGCCGCTCTGAGCTAGGGCCTGAATCTGTTGCATGATCTGGGGGGTCATGCCAGCACTGAGAGCCTGGTTGAGCGCCCCTTGACCCTGCTGCTCGAACTGGTTCTGCTGCATGTTCTGGCCCAAGCCAGCCGTGATGCCTTGAGCCGTTTGCTGGCCCTGCTGCTGAAGCTGTTGGAGGGCTTGCATGATGGCTTGGGTGTTGCCCTGCTGCATTGCGGTGGCAAGGGCTTGCTGGCCACCTTGCTCGAACTGATTGCCTCCCAGTGCCCCCTGCATCTGCTGGCTAATCTGGCCTGATTGCTGGGTGCCCTGCAGGTTGAGGGCCTGGAGAGCCTGAGAGATGTTGCCAGCGCCCATATCGCCTGAGGCCTGGCCCATGAGCCCCATGCCCTGCTGCTCGAAGGCGTTCTGGCCCATATTGGCTCCGAGATTGCCTTGAAGTTGGCCAGCAAACTGATTGCCCTGATTCTGGAGGCCTGAGAGCTGGGCCATGATGCCAGGGGTCATCCACTGGTTCGCGGCATTGTTCATGTAGTTGAAGCCGTGAGTCTCCAGCGGGTTCCACCCAGCGGCCTGGTTGATGGCTTGCTGGGAGCTGTCGAGACCTTGCTGACCCATCTGACCGTACTGACCCAGCTGCTGGTTGACTTGTCCCTGGGCCCCAGCACCAGCGCCCAGGTTCAGATAGTTCTGGGCGGTGGTGTCAAGCCCACTCCACCCAGCAGCCCGCCAAGCTGCATCGCCGATGGCGCTCGACCAGTCAACCCCCATTTGCTGGTTGCCTTGGAGAGCGCTCTGGATACCCTGGGCCCCCTGTTGGCCTTGCTGCTGGAGGCCTGCAAGTTGGCTCTGGATGCCACTCGCGTTGTTGTAGGCGCCCCCCATGGTGTTCTGGACACCACCCCACAGGTTCTCAGCGCCCATCTGCCGGTAGGCTTCACCCAGTTGCTGGTTACTCAGGCCCATCTGAGCCAGCTGGTTGTATCGCTGGTCGCCTTGACCGAAGGCACCAGTGATCTGGGACTCCCCCAGAATCCCCTGCATCCCACGAAGCTGGTTGAAGGCGTCAAAGTAGGTCTGCTGGGTCTGTCCCACCTGGCCCTGGCCCTGGGCAAGGGCTTGCTGGCCCATTTGGAAGGCCCCTTGACCCTGTTGCTGGGCAGTCTGACCCATCTGCTGAAGCTGACCCGAAGAGCCCAGCATCCGGGCTTGGGCCTCGGCACCCTGCTGAAGACCACCCTGCCAAGCCCCGCCGTACTGAGCCTGAGCCTGAGCGAGGGCGTTATCCATGTTCCCGAGAGCCTGGCTCTCGAAGGTGTTGACCAGGGGCTGCTGGGGGCGGCCCTGGATGGTGTTGAGGAGGTTCTGTTCGCCAGTAGAAGGCTGAACGAGGCTGCTGGGAAGGCGAAGATAATTCGCGAGCGTGCCCCCAGCAGCTTGCAGATCAGTCGTCTGCTGAGACCGCATCCGGTTCAGATGCTGAAGGTCAGGGTCCTGCTGGTTGGACATGGACGTCGTGCCGCCTGCGCTACCCACTCACAACAGCTCCTTCAACAGGGATACGGTGCAATGTGGCACTAATCTGTGTGCCGAAGATTCGAGACATGGCCCTGGGGGACCGCTGACTGCCCCACAGGATGTAACTGGCTCCAGTATCGCGGGCCCACTGCTTGAGGTCTTCGATGTAGTCCTTCGCTACCTGGGGAGTGCTGTCAGTGCTGTTGTAACCAACCTGACAGAAGACCCACCGGCTGCCGCCCTCAGACTCCAGAGTGGAGAGGGCGAGGGCCACCAGCACACCATCTCCATCAACCATCAGGGTCAGACGAATGTAGGGATCATTGAAGATCACCCGAGCCAGGAGCCTGCGAAGCTGTTGGTGACCCCCGCGCTCGGGCCACTGGTCCTCGAAGCCACTCAGGAGGAAGCAGACCTGGGGCCATAGCTCTGTATGCTCCCGCAGAGTCAGATCAGGGTTAATGAGTAAGTTTGGGGGCCCTGCCACAAACTTTGCGGCGGAGCCGTCAAAGGTCAATGTCACAGACCTTGATCTGGCGATAGAGCTTGAAGCCAAACTCATCTTCCCAGCCCTTGTCTCCTTTACCAGTAATCAGCACGAGCTTCGTGGCCCCGTTCTTCTGAGCCCATGTCTGGATGGCTTCCATGGCCGTCTTCTGGCCATTGCCCACGCCAGGGTCAGCCTTGATCTGGAGCACGGTGGCCCAGCAGGAGGATTGGTCCATGCCAAGCTGCGCCACGGCATGACCCACCACCTGAGACTTGTCGTTGACGAGGGCCAGGACCAACTGGGTGGGGTCCCCTTGGTAGAGACGGGTCATCACAGCCTTTGCGACGGCTTCGCTGCTGGTTTCAGGGCTCTGAGACTTAGCCGAGTCGAGCACCCGCTGGACGACGAAGGGCACCAGGAAGCCCGCTGAAGGGTCGTAGGGGTCGACCTTCGCGACAACAGCGTCGATAGGCTTAGCCACGCTTGCCTCCACGCCGCTCGCGGGATTCAGTGATGGCCCGCTGATCGGCCTCAGCACGCTGACGATAGGCGTCCTGAATCATCTCTTGCGTCATGGGGCGGTTGCCGAAAATCGTGTCCATCACCTCCCTCACAGCCATCGCCACTTCGGGGCCGTGGCGGCGCTCAATCTCTGTGGCAACGATGATGCGGTTGTTCATGTCGAGCATCCTCTGGTCCACGGTCTTGAACATCTCCAGGATGCTGATGTCATCATAGGATGAGCCCTCGGCCTCGGCGGTGATGACCTCGCCTGTGGCGCTCTGCTTTGACAGCGTAACCTTCACTGTTTCCCTCCAACCCGCACGCCTGGAGCTGCAGCCTCCAGAGAGCGGTCAAATGTTTCATAGGCGACTTGGTGCTTACTGTAGCTACCGGGGTGACCACCGATGATGAAGGCTCGACCGTTGCGGTCGTAGAAGTCGTTCTCCACTTCAGCAGCCTGGCTATCGTTGCCCGAAAGCTGGCGGGCCAGGTCACCACGGACCTTGATCACGCCAGGGCCATAGACGATGCCGTTGATGTAGTGGCGGAAGCGGAGACGGATAGTGACGGGACGAGCCAGGTCCAAGGCTTCAAGACGCCTGGCCTCTTGCTCGGGGGTCAACGGCTTGACAACACGCTTGCGCTTCTTGAACTGGACAATCTCTCGCCCGCGTGCGTCGTACTTGATAACGGGTTCCTTTTTCTTTGCCATTGAGTAACCTTGTGCGGGGTCTTCCACAATGGGTGGGTGGACCCCGCGAGGGGTTTTTGTGTACCTAAGAGGTCCTAAGGTACGAGAAGGTTGACCTTAGGCGGGGAGCATCGCGCTGTAGGCGCTGCCGGTCTCAATGCGAGCGAAAAACGTGTTGTCAAGAATCCACGATTTCCACATCACTTTGTGACCAACTTTGCGACCTTGCGCGAGAGGGTTACTCCAGGAGGAACCATCAGGAGTGATGTAGCTTTCCAGGCTCATCCCGTTCAGCTCAACACGCCCATGGCTATCCTTGCCGAAGACCCACGCGATAAACACCTCGATCTGATCCGCCGGGGATGCCGGGGCGATGGCCTCTGTGCCCGTTGGCTCAGTCGTCTGCACCACGGTGGCGCCCGCTGCCTGGCCAGACTTGACCAGGAAGAGGTTGCCGGTACCACCAGCAGCCGTCATGTAGATGTCATAACGGTAGTTGGTGGACGAGGGCATGACGAAGGTGAAGGACTCGTTATTGCCGGTTGCCGCAGAGGCAATGTTGGCCGAGGGGACGCTGATCTTCCGCTGCTGGTTGGAGTTGACATCACGAGCCACGACCACAAACTTGAAGTTCGTGGCCGAGGTGATGCTGCCTCCACCATCGGTGGCGGTGATCTGTGTCTTCTCTGCCGTCGCTGCACCTGTGGTGACCGCTGGAACACCCTTGAAGACCGGGAGGAAGTTCCCCCGGAGCCATCGCACGCCCATCCACACACCAATCTCTGCCTGTTCCAGACGTCGGACATTGGCAAAGTTGCTGGCTTGCTGGAACGTGGTGTCAGTCCCCAGGACATCACCCTCTTGCTGCGGAGCCATAACCCCGCCATAGAGGCCGCCTTCAAAGGACGCTGCACCCTGAGAGCGGAGGGCGGTCGTGGTCTTGAGGATCACGGCCGTCGACAGCTTGTCAGTGGCCACGAGACCACTGCGAACAGTGACCGCAGCCGGGAAGAACACCTGGGTTCCTCCCAGCAACATCGCACCCAGTTCCCGCTCAAACATTTCTGCCATCGCGAGACCAGACCGCTCGTTCGCGATCTGCAAGGCTGGGTGGACGGTGGTGATCTGCGCCACATCGGTCAGCAGGACCACGAGGCCCCACTGCTCGACCGTCACGTCGACATTCTCAATCGACAGGGCTACCGCATCGGGGGGCGTCCCCTCAGTCAGGGTGGTCGTGGGCAGGGCGAGCCGCCGAGGCCTCGTCACCCGCAGAGTCTTGCTGGACCGCTGAGGGAGTTCAAAGCGGGTGGCGAACTTGCCGAGCACCATGTCGCGCTCTGCGAGTCGGTACACCTTCCGTGCGATGTGGACATTTGGAGCGTCGTTGGACAACGCTGCAAAATTTGTTACCGCATCAGGCATTCATTTTCACCTCTCTCTGTTGACAGTCTCAGGACTCAATCCCCATCATCCCTGTGGCCCATTGCCTAGGGGTGAGAGGGTCTGCTGACCGCTCAGCGTGTCACAGCCTTCACGGTCAAGGTGCTTGGTGCTCGTAGGAAGCAGGATGTGAGGACCCATGCATCTTCCAGCCTGCCTCCACTTCGATATGCCGGGCCTGGGAGCATCCAACCAGGAGAAGCATCAGCAGAATCGCCACATGAATCAGTGCCCTCACTCCTTTAGAAGGGGACGTTCTTCAGTGCATTCTCTAGCTCTTCGTCAGTGGCATCGATAGCCGCCTTCATGGGCTGTCCAGGAGAACGGGTGAGGCCAGGACCCAGCATCGTGTTGTTCCGGGCTCTGGAGGCCGCGTCCTGGCGCTCCTTCATGGTCTTCTCAAGCAACTGGTCAAACAGCTCGCTGCCCCGCAGGTAGCTCCAGGCCTGCTCACGAGTGATGGGGCGTCCCCGGTTGGCCTGATCCATGACTACTTCCTCGATACGCTGGCGAAAGGGGGCGGCTTCAGGGCGGTTGGGGTAGAAGACTGCGGCATCAGCCGCCAGTTCAGCCTTGAGGTTGAGAAACTGGGCGATGGGAGCCAGGTACGGGGCCAAGACATCCCTGAGCGGGTCAGGCTGCGGCTGCTGCTGAGGCACTGGGACGTATTGGGGCTGGGGCCGGTACTGCTGAAGACCCTGCTGAACAGCCGTGGTGACGTGCTCTTGGAGAGCTTTCGGGTCATACTGCGGCTGCTGCGGTGCCTGAGCAGGCTGTTCAGCAGGCTGGTCTACATCAGTTCCCTGAAATTCGTCAGACATTCAAATGTGACCTCATAGTCCAAAATAGATACGAGGGGTCCCAGCAGTGCGGGCCCTCCAGCCTGTGTCGGGGCAAGCTGGACACCGGTGGGCCCCTCACTTGTGAATACTGCTAACCTTGGTCGGTATTGTCAAGAATGAGGGGGAGGCCTGGCAGCTCGTTCAAGAGGGCCCTGTAGACCTTGGCCTCGGCCTGCAACCGGTACAACTGAGGTAGCTCAGCATCCTCCATCTCGACATGGGCCATCATGAGACCCTTTTCGAGGCACTGCTTGATCTCTAGCCAGGTAGGATGGCGGGTCACTGCACACGCTCCAAGTTCGCCCTGTTCATCCTCTGCTCCACCTGGGCCCCATTAGCCCCTGGGCCTGCTGGAGGGCCTGGGGGACCTCCTGGGGGTGGGGGGCCAGCCTGATTGACCATCTGCTGAGCCTGGACCTGCTGCATCTGGGGGGTCATGGGCATGATGATCTGCTCCACTCCCCGCTCCCCCATGCCATCCCGCCACATGCGCTTGATGAACAGGGGCCAGTTGATCATGACCCCCTGTCGATTGAGCAAGGGCTCGACCTTGGCGATGCCCTGAGCGGCAGCGTTCATCTGCTGGGCCAGTGCTTTCATTTCCTGAGCCTGTTGAGAGCCAACCCACACCAGGTCCCAGTTGCCCTCCAGCTCTCGGACATCGATGGTCTTGGCTGGGTAGTACTGGGTGCCGGGGATACGCATGATCTGGGCCGGGGGGATGAAGAGCACAGACAGGCGATGCAAGCGAGCCAGCAAGGGTGTGAGGATTTCAGTCTCAATGATCTCGCAAGCATCTTTGATGTCAGCCGCAGCCAGGGTGATGAGAGAGTTGACCGCTTGGGTGCCCCTGGGGAGGCCTCGGGTGGGCTGGCCTTCCAGCATCCTGGGAGATGCCCCCAGCACGTCAATCATCTGAAGGGTGTTGCCCTGGGCCCTGAGAGCGCTGGTGTAGGTGTCGGGGATTTCGATGGGCACGACAGACTGCTTGGGGTTCTGGATGATCCACTTTTTGCGGTAGCCGAAGACAAACTGATCGCTGCGGTTACCACCCATGCTGGGGTCCAAGGCGATGGGAGGGAAGGCAGTGGTGGCCCGAGCCTCTTCACCCTGGTTCACTTGGTCGTTGTAGAGAATCTGGAGGGGCTCCAGGTCTGACATGAGCCCGAGGGTGTACTGCTCACCAGCCATCGGCGAGGCTTGGGCCAGGAAGTAGGGGATTTCTGGGAACTCAGACATGTTGACCCGGACACAGAGGGGGCTCTTGGGGACGTTCCACACGAGCCACACCTGCACCAGTTGACCGGTTTCCATGTAGAACCAGCACTCGGTCAACGAGATGAACTTCTGGGGGGCTGCGATGGGGGTCACAGAGCCCTGGGAGTCTACCGCAGCCCCTTGCATGGCTGAGGGGTTGGGGAAGCCCTGGTACTGCATCCGGGTGGTGATGTGGTGGGGCCAGACAGGCGAGCCAACCTCATCCTGGGGAATCTGGTCACAGAGCCCCGAGGCAGCCATCGAGTTGTAGTGGTTCAGGGGGACCATGGAGTCTTCGAACACCATGACCGCATCTTCGACATTGCTCACTGTTTCAGGCCACACGTAGAAGCTGAAGGGGTCCACGGTGCGAGCGGTCGGCCAAATCTCTTCCAGGGGGCCCTGGACCCCGGCATAGTCCACCTGCTGCTGGGTGACCATGACTCCAGCCTTCACGATGCCCCGGCCGAAGACACAGAAGCTCCTGCTGATCTCTGCTACCAGGCGCCTGATCTTGAGCCTTCTGCGGAGCAGATAGCTCATGTAGGCCCGTACCGAGTCAGCCTGGAGACCTGCTTGGGGGTTGCCTTCGTCACCGGGATAACACTCAAAGAAATCCGATGATGGGAGCATCATCTGGACCATCCGGTTGACAAAGCGATTCGTTGACCGTCTGGCTACCGGGATATAGTAGTCAAAGCTCTCTGAACGGAACTTGCGTCGCTCTGGTCGAACCTCAGCCTTGTAGGCGGCGTCACAGTAGAGCCATTTCTCTTCCAGAAGGCGCCGACGGGAGCGGATGGAGACAATCGGCCCCGCCAGCCGCCTGCTGACCTCTTCCTTCTGGTCGGGGTTGAAGGCTTGCGGCAACGAGGGGTCGATCAGGTTCATGCGGTGGTCATTCCTTTGATCTTGGCGATCTCAGCGATCATTTGGTCTTCAGAAGGGTAGGGCTCCATCCATTCCCAGGGGGAGGCGTAGCGTTGGGCACTGGGGGGCACATACTCCCGTGCATCATCGAATCCCAGGACCTCACGGCGCAGATAGTTCCACATGGCGTACCGGGCACTATCACAAATATCATCATAGAACCCATCCTTCACAGGCTTGTCCGTGGGCCGGTTTGGGGGGCAGTGGTAGCCTCCAAGCCAGCCATCGATCAGATGGCGGCACCGACGGTGGATGGACACGAGATATTGGCCACATTTGCACTTGGGCTTCTCCAACTGGGTGCGGATGAAGTCCAAGGAGGGATCAATGTCCATCAGCTTGGTGTAGCGCCACTGGTAGCCCCTGGACATGCCCAATCGAAGGATGGGGCCCGGGCCACGCTCGTTGACAGCGGCCCCGCTGCCGTCACCAGCTTCGAGGATCATGTTTTTCTGGAAACTGGGGAACAGGGAGCGTGTGAGCCCCTCAACCAGGTCGGCGAAGCCCTCGGTTTCGATTTCCTGAGCATCCAGCTCGGCATAGGTGAACCAGTGGGGCTCATTCTGGCGACAGCGGATGATTTGGTGCCAGGTGACGGCAGGATGGCGAAATCCGAAGTCCCAGCCTCGGATCAGGGGCACTCGGGGGTCTGGATCGGAGAATCCGACATGGTTTTCAGGCTTGAACTGAGGCATGACGGGTGGGCCGTCAGAAATGAAGCCATAATCCCCGTCCACCACCCTCTTGGCCTCAGCTTTCGAGTGGGTGGCGACCAGATCGTCCAGATAGCCGCTCGGGAGGTGGGGATTCTCCTTGGTGGCCGACTTGATGAGGTGATAGGTCGACCTGCCGAGGGTCTTGTAGCCCTCTTCCAGCCCAAAGAGGCGGGCGATCCAGTGACGGTCGGTCGGGGGGTTAGTGGTCAGGATTCCTTTGAGGTATTTCCCTGCGTGGGGCAGCCGCAAGCGTGAGACGAGACCCTTGAAGGTCGCTTCAGGCTCTTCTTGAGCCTCATCCACGTAGAACCAGCCAAAATCTTGCCCGAGCCAGCGGCCCAGGTTCTGACTCTCACGAGCCACCACCTCAGAACCATTAGGAAATACAAACTTGTGAGGAAATCGATCACGGTTCTCCAGTCCGGTGTATTCCACCTGAGCACCATGGAGCATCTGGAGCCATTTATCCAGTGTCGAGTCATGCAGCTTGGGGTTCGAGCGGCGGACGATGACCCCACGGTTGTTGGGAATGCTGAGGGTCAGGGCCAGGGCTAGCGCGCAGGCTGGGACGGTCTTCCCTGATCCATACCCCCCGATCAAGCAGACGTACTTGGAAGGGGAGTCAATCAGCGCCCGCTGGTGTGGGAGGACATGGCGGTGGCGGCCTCGCTGAGGGCAGGATTCGATGGTGCAGATCGGGAACAGGGACTCGACACCCAGGCTCGCTTTAGCCGTCATTCATCTCACGCCACTCGGCGAACTCCATCGGCACCTCCACCCTCCCGATCTTGACCAGCTTTGAGACCATGCCAGAGGGGAGGCTACTGCGAAGCCTGGTGTCCTGATTGGCGAAGAACTCCCCCGCAATCTGCACCTGGTCATCATCCGCCTTTTCCACAACCCCGAATGTCATGGCGGGGATAGGGCTCAGGGGACGCTTGGCCTCATCAGGGGTGGCGATGGCATCGGTCCAGATGGCTGCGTAGATGTCGATATAGGGTTTCCGGGGGCGCTTCTTACGTGGCTTGCTCTTTGCCATGGGTCTCTTGAAGGGTGAAGTTGGTCAATGTGGGGGCTGGGGCTCCCTTGGGAGGGCTGAAGCTGGCCAGCCACTGGAAGAGGCGGATGCACTCGCCATCCGTGAGCTTGATCTGACGGCCAGAGGGGAGACTCGTGGAACCCTCTCGCATCAAGGTAGTGAGGTGGTCCCACGAGTCCTTGACTAGTGCCTGGCCGTGCTCATTGTACCGGCGTTCTACCGCCATCTACGTGCCCCCACACCCGGTTGGGTTGTTCAGCACTGAGCAATCGGGGAATCGAAGGATGCCTTTGACCGCGTGGTCAAAGTGTGCCCAGGCATCCCGCCCGATGACATCAGCATCAATGATATGAGTCATCCAGGAGTCCTTGCGGCCCCGCTGATACAGCAGGTCTCGCCATGTGAACCCGAGGAAGTGCTGCTGGAATGGGACGTTGGGGTGAGTGTGACTCCACCCCTCTTCCAGGGCCTTGAGCACGTCAAAGAAGCGCGCCCCGGGGTCTGCCCCTGGGACAGCGCCAGCAATAACCCGCATGATCCATTGAGACTGGCGTGCTGAGGTCAGGACGTTGACGAAGGGGCGCCCATGGTTGGCGTAATCGTTCCCTGGGACGGAGGCAGGCCCCACCCGGATGGCTTCCGAGATATGCCAGAGGACCCGACCCCAGTACACCCCGGAGCGCCAGAGGGTCCAGAGGGCTTCTTTCACGTCGCCATGCGGCCCGATGACACCATGGATGCCGTTCGGGAAGGGAGGTTGAGGGTAGGGGTCAGCAAACGGGAGGCTCCGGTCCACAGCGTTGAGGAATCGGAGGGTCTCACCAAGGCTGTACTCGATGCTGTTGAGTTGAGCCGTCAGGGCCTCTGAGGCATTGGGCCGGAGGAGCTGAGCATCAGCCTTGGCCCTGTTGGTGAACTCGACGGCATGTTC